GCTGCTCTTACTGGTGCTCTGCGGGCTCTGCTTGATTCTGCTCATATAAACAACGCCCCCACAATGCTCAAGCTCAAGGGCGGCAAGGTCTCAGGGCAGAGCATTGTTGTCGAGCCCACGCAGGTCACGGAGATCGAGGGTGCACCGGGCGTGGACGACGTGCGCAAGATCGCGATGCCCATGCCGTTTAACCCACCCTCTGCCGTGCTGTTTCAGCTTCTAGGGTGGCTTACCACCGCAGCCAAGGGTGTAGTAACTACCGCTGAAGAGAAGATTGCTGACGTCACGTCTAACGCGCCTGTGGGTACCACCCAAGCGCTGATTGAGCAGGGCGCCGCAGTCTTCAGCGCGATTCACGCACGGCTGCACACAAGCCAAGCTCGCGTGCTCAAGATCATCGGGCGACTGAACCGCTGGTACTTGGACGACAACCCTGACGAGATGAGCCAAGAGCTTGGCGTCACGTCGAAGGACTTTGAGAAGAACTCCGACATCGTGCCAGTGTCTGATCCCCACATCTTTGCGGAGTCACAGCGCTATGCTCAGGTACAAGCTCTCGCCGCACGCGCGCAGGCGAATCCAGACCTATACAATCGCTTGGCTGTTGAGAAACGAATTCTTAAGCAGATCAAGCTTCCTGATATCAATGAAGTGCTACCTGATCCGCAAGACGTTAAGGAGATGAACCCCGCGCTTGAGAACGTTGCCATGACGCTCGGCAAGCCCGTTGGTGCGTTCCCCGCCCAAGAGCACTTGGCGCACTTGCAGGTTCACTTGGACTACGCCAAAGACCCCATGTACGGCGCGAACCCGATCATGGCGCCAGTATTTATCCCCTCGATGCTCGAGCACCTGAAGCAGCACTTAACGCTCTGGTACCTGAACTCGATGGACAAGTACGCATCCGAGGCGCTAGGCGAGCAGTTTGACATCCTGAAGGTGCAGCCCATCATCCAAGAGGCGCAGAAGCTACTTGCGGCGAGCTCGCAGCACGTTCACATGGACACGCAGCAACAGTTTGCAGGCGTCGTACCCGTCATGCAGCAGATGATCCAGACAATTCAGCAGCTCAAATCGCAGCAGCAGCCTACTGACCCCTCCGTCCAAGCGCTTGTTCAAACGCAGATGGCCGAGACTCAGCGCAAGGCCGCAGATGATCAGGCTCGTTTGCAGTTTGATGCCCAGAAATTGGCGGCAGACACGCAAGCCAAGCAGGAGAAGAACGTCGCCGACCAGCAGATCAAGGCGGCAGAGCTCACGCACGACATCAACTTGCTGACGCTTGAGCAGCAACACGAGGCACAAAGGCAGCAACTTCAAGCACAGCAGCAGCAACAACTTCAGGCGCAAGAGGCACAACAAGCTCAAGCGCAGGCAATGCAACAACCTCAACCTCAATAAAGGAAATATTATGCCAATCTCACAACTCGGCGATATGGCGGGAACTTCGCCCAGTACAGAACTGTCAGTCTCCCCCGGCGGTGGCGGAAGCGCCACTGATGGCTTGGGACAAATTAACAGCGGTGCAGGCACTGTCGGTAGCGCCCTTTCACGAGCATCTGCTGCTTTAGGAACCGGCGGTGGACAAGGCGGTATGGGCGATATGGGTGGAGTGCTTGGAAGAATGAGAGCGGGCCTCGGCGGTACTCCCCAATTTTCGGGCGGGCCAGCACCGCAAGTAGCGGCTGGTCCATTTAAAAAGGGCGGTAAGGTAAGCTCAAAGGGTCGTGACTGGCACGGCTTTGGCTCAAGCAAGACTGGCAACACCAACCACGGTTTCTAAGGAGCTTAATCATGTCAGAAGCAATCTCGCAGCACAAACGCATGGCCATGGGCGAGTCCGTGCCATTGGCTAAGGGCAAGTCAGTCATTCAGAAGTACGCCCGCGGCGGCGCAGTCATGGCCGAAGGCGGCGCAGCTAACCTGCCAGCAAGAGGCGGCGTTCTAGAGCCAATGAAGTCAACGGGCGCAAAGATCGCATCTCTCAAAAAAGGTGGCGCTGTGCCTAAGAAGGGCATGGGCTTGACGATCGCCATCGGCATTCCTGTACGCAAAGCCGCGGGTCGTGGTCGTTAACCCAGTCAGCGAGCTGATCGGCAAGCTAAAAGCACGGCGCCTAGAGTTGGCGCTGTCGCTTGCTGACGGCTACGCGATCAATATTGAGTCCTATCACCGAATGGTCGGAACGTATCAGGGCTTAGGTGAAGCCCTAGACATACTTGACGACATCCTGACTGAGAAGGACGAGGATTTGTAGTGCAACCGCGCCGAATGGCGCTTTTAACCAAGTGCCGAATGGCGCTTTTAGGAGTAAGTATGAAGGACTTTGAAACGTTAGACGAGGCGTTCCCGCAGTGCGTACACGGCATCACACCTCTTGGTGCTCGCGTGCTGTTACAGCTCAAAAGCGTCAAAAAAGCAAGCAAAGGCGGCATCATCTTAGTAGAAGAAACACGCGAAACTGAGCGTGCGCAATCAATGATCGGCAAGGTCTTGGCACTCGGCCCGATCGCATTCAAAAACCGTGACACTTTATCCGAATGGGGCGAGGGCATCTGGTGCCAAGTCGGCGACTACGTGCGCGTGCCGCGTTGGTCAGGCGATCGGTTTACTGTACCCAACCCAAACGACGCAGAAGATCAAGTTTCACTGCAAATCCTGAACGATTTTGAGTTGTGGGCGAAGGTTGACCCTGACCAAGTCTTGACTATGAGGCAATTTGTATGAACCCGACAGAAAAAATGGAAATGCAGGTCGACGAGGAGCAAGACGGCTCCGCGATCGCCCAGTTACCCGAGGGTGAAGCGCCCGAAGCCGAAGAAAAACTTGAACTTGCCGAGGGTGGCGACGTTGACGCCAATGACGGGCTCGACAAAGACCCCGATCGTGAGGCAATTCGTGCTGCCCGACGTGAAGAGAGACGGCTCAAGAAGTCTATTCATCGTGAAAAGACCAAAGAGTCCAGCCACCTGATCAATAACCTGCGCACACAGAACCAGCAGCTCTCGGAGCGCTTAGCGCACCTTGAAAAGCGCACCTCTGGGGCTGAATTAGCCCGTGTTGACAAGGCAATTGACGACACTGAGGTGCAGATCGAGTACGCAAAGATGAAAATGCGTGAGGCGGTCGCAAATCAGGACGGTGACGCAGTCGTCAAGGCTCAGGAGCTGATGTACGAGTCGCAACGCAAGGTCGAGTCGCTTAAAAACATCAAAGATCAGGCAACACGGCAGATGTCGCAGCCGCCCAAGCCCACGATGAACGTGCCCGACCCGTCTGTTCAGCGCAACGCCGCCGAGTGGATGGAGCGCAACCCGTGGTACGACCCACAGGCCAAGGACATGGACTCTGAAATCGCTCAGCGCTTGGACAAAAAGCTCACCGACGAGGGTTACGACCCATCTTCGCCCGATTACTGGGAAGAGCTCGATGACCGCGTGTCAAAGTACCTGCCGCACCGTACAGGCAGCGCAGCACCGCAGCGCTCAAATACCCAACGCCCACGCATGACGGGCTCTGGGCGTGAGTCTGCGCCAACTGGGCGTGGCAACGAGTTCAGGCTCTCTGCTGACCGCGTGCAGGCAATTAAGGACATGGGCGCGTGGGAAAACCCCGATCAACGCGCAAAGATGATCAAATCCTACGCAAAGTATGACCGTGAAAACAAAGGAAGGAACTAATCATGGATTTCGGTGATGCAATCAAAGCACTTAAATCAGGTCAAAAAGTAGCTCGCGAAGGGTGGAACGGGAAAGGGATGTGGTTAATTCTTGTGCCCGGTACGCCTGCCATCAACACGGTTGAAGGGTCTGCTTATTACAAAGCAGGTTTTTTATCAGGCGAGATACTTTCACACATTGACATGTACACAACCAACTTATCCGGTCGCAAAGCAATGCTACCCGGATGGCTAGCTAGTCAAACAGACATGTTGTCTGAAGACTGGGTAATTGTTGAACAAAGGAACGCATAATGGATAGCCGCTTAAAACGCAGTGCTGGCGAGAGCCGCAACAACCGCACCGAGCAGGACGCATCGCGTGCAGCGCCCGAGGAGAACTTTCCGATCGTGCGAGAGCGCCGCCGTGCGCGTAACGAGTTTCAGCAGACCGTGCTGCCTAGTATCCCAGAGATTCCCGGCTATCACCTCTGCTGGCTCGCCACAAACAGCCAGTACGACCCGATTCATCGCCGTTTCTCGCTAGGCTACATGCCCGTGCGAGCCGACGAGATGCCGGGCTACGACATGTACAAGGTCAAGGAGGGCGACCAGTCGGGGCACATTATGTGCAACGAGATGCTACTTTGCAAGATGCCAATGGACGTGTATCAGGACATCATGCTCGAGCACCACCACTACCAGCCGATGGACGAGGCAGACAAGATCCGCGTCGACCAAGAGCAGCTCGTGAGTCAGCGCGACCGCTCTGGCAAGGCTGCGGGCAGCATTGAGGGTAGCCTGCCAGATGAAAGTAACGTGAAATTGCCACACTTTAGTTGAAATAGTTTTACTTTTTGTAAAAACGTATTAAAATCAGCATCAAGTCGCCCGTTTTGCATAAAGCGGGTGACAACAAAATTTAGTCCTAAAAATCATGTTCTAGATGATTTTGCCTGTAGCTTTGAAGAAAGCGAAAACATTATCCCTTTAACAGTTTTTTAGGAGCATCCTATGAGTGCAACCTCTGCACCTTTTGGTCTGCGACCTGCGTATTTCCCAACAGGGTTGGAACGCGCACAAGCACTGGCCAACGGCATTACTTCGGGTTATGGCACTGCCATCCTGAAAGGCCAAGCCGTTCAGTACTCACCAAACGCTGGCGTCATCCTGCCAGTTCTGGACACAACAACCAACAGCGGTTTAGTCTCTGGCGCCTTCGCTGGCGTTGAGTGGACTGACACGACTGGTCGTCGTCGCGTGTCAAACTACTGGCCTGCAAGCACTGCTTTTATTGCTGGTAGCTGCATCGCCTACTTCTACAACGATCAGCAGATCGTGTATGAGATCCAGACTGACGCAACTATGGCTCAAACTTCGATCGGTAACGAAGCGAACTTGAGCAACTTCACTGCAGGTTCTACCACCACCGGTCTGTCACAGATGACTCTGTCGGCATCGCTTGTTGGTTCAGGCAGCACTGGTCAGTTCCGTATTGTTGATATTGCACCATACCCAGATAACAACTGGGGCGATCCTTTTGTGATCGTTCGTGTACAGGTCAGCAACCCTCAATTTGTGGCTGCTAAAGCCGCTATCTAAGGAGAACTGATATGGCAGCTCCAATGCGCAGTACGGACTTCCGATCGATTGTTGAGCCAATCCTCAACGAATGCTTCGACGGAATCTATGACCAACGAGCCGATGAGTGGAGCACAGTGTTCCGCGAGCAAATGGGCATCCCACGCAACTACCACGAAGAACCCGTCCTGTACGGCTTCGGCGCGGCTCCTCAGCTACCTGACGGCACACCCGTCTCGTACCAGCAGGGCGGCGTGCTGTTCCTCCAGCGCTATGTGTACAACGTCTACGGCTTAGCCTTCGCGTTGACCAAAGTTCTGGTTGAGGACGGCGACCACATCCGTATCGGTCAGGTCTACGCTAAGCACTTAGCGCAGTCGTTGATTGAGACAAAAGAACTGCTCGCAGCTAACGTATTGAACCGTGCGTTCAATAGCAGCTACGTCGGCGGCGATGGCGTCTCACTCACCAACACCTCGCACCCGATCGTCAACGGCGTGTTCAGCAACCAGCTCACGACCGCAGCTAACTTGTCGCAAACCTCGCTTGAGCAGATGCTCATCCAAGTGCGTCAGGCTGTGGACAACAACGGCAAGAAGATCCGTCTTCAGCCGCTGAAGCTGATTGTTGCACCCGGCAACGTCTTCCAAGCAGAAGTCCTGCTCAAGTCTGTGCTTCGTACCGGCACCGCCAACAACGACATCAACCCAGTCAAGTCGATTGGTTTGATGCCCGAGGGCGCCTCGGTACTGAGCCGTTTGACTTCAGCCACCAACTGGTGGGTGCAGACTGACGCGCCAGAAGGCTTGAAGTTGATGATGCGCCGTGGTCTTGAAAAGACTATGGAAGGCGACTTTGAGACTGACTCAATGCGCTACAAGGCGACAGAGCGTTACACGATTTCGTGGACGGATCCTCGCGCAGTGTACGGCACGCCCGGCGTGTAAAGCACAGAGGGGGCGGGGAAACCTTAGCCCCCTTTTTTAAATTAACCCGAGTGGTTCAAGCCACAGGAGTTTAAAATGCCCCAATTTTCAGACGACCTATTCTTAGGTTCAGCCATTACTATTCAGGGTGCGGATGCTTACCCTGCTGTCTCAACATTTA